GGACAACTTAAATTTGTTGTTGGTTCCGAACAACAGCAGTGGGATGAAATGGAAGAAGTTATCTCACAGTTTAAGGCACAAGAGGTTGATTATCCTGTATGGGTTATGCCTGTTGGTGCTAGAGAAGAAGAACAAACAGCAACAGCAGGTGCTGTTGCAAAGATGGCATTTCAAAGAGGATACAATGTAGCCGCAAGAGTACACGTATACTTGTTTGGTAATGCTATCGGAACATAAGGAATGAATATGGACTTTATAAAAAAACTGTTTGCTAAAAAGCAACAGGAACCAGAAGAATCTAAGCCTGGACTGACCGAAAAAGAAAAGGCAACGATGAAAAAGGAACCTTGGGTGGGTGTGCTAAACACACACGTAAACAAGGAAAATGTCCGAAATGGCTTTTTTGAACTTGACTGGAACGAGCATTTTATAGTACAATTAAAGCAACAAGGATATGGAGTCGATGGTGACAAGGATGAGGATATTGTTGATCGTTGGTTCCGAGAACTTTGTGCAAACGTTGTAGTCGATGGTGACTACGGAGGACCACTAGACACTGGTAGTATTGATCCAAGTGTTGTTAAAAGGAATAAATGAGTAAAATGTGTCATATAATAGTAGATACTGCGAACACGTTCTTTCGTGCGAGGCATGTAATAAATGGAGATGCTGATATTAAGTTAGGTATGGCTTTTCATATCACACTAAACAGCATCAAGAAGGCTTGGCAAGACTTTGGCGGAACACATGTTGTATTCTGTTTAGAAGGACGTAGTTGGCGTAAGGATCACTATGAACCATACAAGCGTAATAGGCAGGATGCTAGAGACGCACTTACTGAAAAACAACAAGATGAAGAAACAGTATTCTGGGAAGCCTTTGATACATTTAAAGAATTTGTGAGTGAAAAAACTAATTGTACTGTGTTACAACACCCACAACTAGAAGCAGATGATTTGATTGCAGGTTGGATACAACAGCATCCAGATAGTGAACACGTGGTTATTAGTACGGACACTGATTTCCAACAGTTGGTTGCACCGAATGTAAGATTGTATAACGGTGTGCAAGAAGTAACAACAACACACGAAGGTTTCTTTGACAAGAAAGGCGAACTAGTGATTGACAAGAAAACTAAACAGCCTAAGGAAGTGGATCCAGAATGGATGTTGTTTGAAAAATGTATGCGTGGCGACACAAGTGACAACGTGTTCTCTGCGTATCCGGGTGTACGTAAGAAAGGTACAAAGAACAAGGTAGGACTAGTTGAAGCGTTTGCAGATAGACAAACAAAAGGATTTAATTGGAACAACTTAATGTTACAACGCTGGACTGATCATAATGGTGTTGAGCATCGTGTTCTTGAAGACTATGAACGAAATAGAACGCTTATTGATCTTTCAGCACAACCAAAAGAGATAAAAGATATTATTAAAAATACAATTGAAACTGCAACAACAGCAGATAAGAATATTAGTCAGGTTGGTATTAGACTAATGAAATTCTGTCATTTATATGATTTAAAGAAAATTTCCGATCAGGCTCAGGCATATGCAGAGCCATTAAATGCGAGGTATACGATATGACATACATAAAAGCAAAACCCATTATTGAAGAAAAATTTTGGATTGTGGAAGATGAAGGCGTTCGTGTCGGAACCCTTAGAAAAAATGAAATGTCGCAATTTATTTTTTCAAATGAACAAGGAATCAAAGTTTATCATAATAAAAAAAGCATTACAAAAGAGTTTGGTGAAAACTTCTTTATTGCTAAAATTATTAAGGAAGCAGATGATTCAAATCCGAAAGAAGTACATGGATTTTCGACCAGCACGATTCCGCACAATGCAATGTATGATATACAAAAGAAACTTCCACTTTTTACAAAGAGCAAGGATTCAAAGAGTTTGTACTGCGCAGGATACTACACAATTAGATTTGAAAAGGGCTGGGTAAAGAGTTTCTGTCCTAAACTAATTACCTTACAGCGTTATGAATATCAAGGTCCATTTAAGACTGATTTGGAAATGAAACAGGTACTATCTCGTGTCAACAAATAATATTCCAACAACTCTAGCAACAGTACAAAAACTAATGCAAAGAGTGTCATCGGCAGAAAAAACACAGCAGCGTGAAATACGAATGAGCATAGAAGAGGCTAGAGCACTTACAACAGAACTAGCACTACTAACCACAAAATTAGGGTCTACAGTGGCAGAAATACACACTCTGTTAAAGGAAATTAATAAGTCAGCAAACGAAGTTGATGTAAAGTTTGATGGAGGATCCTTCTAAAAAGGATAAATATATACGTAGTTAACTAGGAATTAATACGTATATGAGCAGACCAAAACCAACAATAATACTCGAACATACCAATCGAGAAACCTATAAAGTAGAACAGATCCTTGAGAGTGAAGCCATCTGGGCTGTATTTTATCAAAACAAACCTTTTAATTTAAAAAGCGGAAGTGCTGTTTCTAGTTATCCTGGTCCTAAATATAAGAAGGTATCATTTTCTAATCCAGGACATGCTCGAAACCTAGCCAAAAAACTCAACAAACTCTTTAACACAAATGACTTTTCGGTATACAAACTTACCACAGGAGATAAAGACTAGTGGAATGGACGTTAAAGACAACTACACGAGAATTTTTCTAAAAGCAGCCAATCTAGACATTTCTGATGATGAAATCAAAAACAGAAGAGTAGAGTGGTGGTGGAATGTTCGCAGCAAGGACGATGGTGGTTTAAGATTGACAGATTTTGCCATAAAATTTATTGAGCTTAAATCCAAAATAAAAACTTACAAGGTAGACTTTCCAAAAGACTTTAAAATAACTCCACAAATACTTTTATGGCTTGACAAATTCATAGATTCGCCGTATTATATAACTAAGAGATCAATAACTGTATTAAAGGAAAAGGCTGCATTTGAACTCTATCTTTTTAGCGGTGATGTCCAAAAATTAGGATATAACAAGGCTCTGTCAAAAAGACTGAGCCAAGAATCAGCAGAGTTATAATAGCAGTTTATAAATATTAAAGATATGTTAGAACTTAATCCACTTGATGTTCTTAATTCTAGGCAATTAAAAACGTTGCCTCCTCACTTTTGCAAGACTAAGATTGCACAAGGAGAAAGAATAGATAATAATATTACGAATTGGATAAGGTCTAAATTGTCAGGTAGATTTTGTGTAGTCACATATCCTACCTTAACAAATGAAGATAAATTTCAAACTTCAACATTTGTTGGATTTGAAGAAGAAAAAGAGCTTACATACTTTATGTTGGCTTGTCCATACCTAAGGAGAAACTAAATGGCGGAAGAAAATAAAAATGCAAATGCTCCTGCAGAAGCAGAAGCACCTAAAAAAGAAACTGCATCCGGAGCACCAGCGAGCGGACCAGTTCCAACTCCAGGAGCAGATACACCACCACCTGCACCTGATTTAAACATTAATGATCTAAATGCAGTAAAAAGCATTATTGATATTGCAACCACTAGAGGTGCATTCAAAGCAAATGAATTAGAAGCAGTTGGTAAAACGTATAACAAGTTGTCAACATTTTTAGAACATGTTACAAAGCAACAACAAGAACAACAATCACAAGGAAATAACAATGGCTAAAGAAACAAAACACGTAGGTAAAATGGTTAACACCGGTGAAAAGGTTGCCGTGGTGTTTAGAACCGTTCCAGGTGAATCAAACATGGCGCTAGTATTGCCGACAGCAACTCTAAAGGACGACATGCATAATTCCTTAATGGCAGTAATTGATTCAGATCAAGGACAGCAGTCAAACGAACTAGGCGAAATCATGTTTACTAGAGCATTTCCAGATGGTAGAAATATGTTGAGAGCCGTTGAAGCAGAAAATAGATTGAAGAAGGTAGCAACGGATACAGTGATAATGACACCTACTCCTGTTAGCGAAATTCCTTTATCAGACTTAAATGTTCTTATCGCAGAACAGAGAGGAGTTCAAGTAGATGAACTATACACATTTGTTAGCGGTGCACCCAAGGCAGGTGAGCCTGTTGGTGACACTCCTACAGACTCTGTTCCAAGTCAAGAACCAGTTGCTGCTCCTGCATCAACAGATGGAGCACTTTCTGATGAGGACTTAGCAAAGTCATTGCGTAGCCAGGCAGATGCTATGTTTAAGGAAGCACAACGCCTACGCAAGGAAGCAGAGGAACTAGTTCCTACGAAGAAGAAAACTTCTTCAAAAGAAAAAGCAGAAGCCTAGTAAGTGCATAGGCATTATTTTAAACCGCCGAAACATTTAGTCGAAGAGTGGCCGGAGGTGTTCAAGGATTTATACATGGACACCATGCCGGTCGCTTACGTCGATAAAATGATTATAGAATTTACAGATGGACGCATCTGGGAAATTAATATAAAGGATCAACTAAAAACAGAAGATCCTAATAAGATTGCTAAAAAATTATTAGATACACTTTCCGAATATAAAGATACAATTAAAAACTTAGATTTTAAAATCGATGTCGAATTATTAAAAAACGATATTAAGAAAAAAACTAAGAAGATTCTCTAGTATTTCCATAATGTATAACAGTATGTTTATCAGAAGTATACTGTCTCCAAGGATCTACTACAACACTATCGTCACTTAACTTAACATAAAGATTAGGATGAGCAAGAAGAACTACTGCTCGAAATTCCATTCCACCGCCCAAATCAATTGCTGGATCAATTGTCATAGGACCCCGTCCTAGTTCGTGGCAATAGTGTCCAACTAATAGACTGTAACTACCGTCCTGATACGGAACTCCTGGCTTGTATGCAACACCATTCAATAGTATAGGCATGTCATGTTCTTTTGCAAGTTCCACAAGTTTTTCAGCCATGT